GACGTTGCCGTACGCGAAGTTGCTAAGCTGCGTAAACCAACCGCCTGCCGCAATCGCTGCACCGCCAACAAGATTAAAAATTGCCTGCGGGTCCATTATTCGCCCTGTTGAGTTTGCGTTAGCATTTGCTGCGACAGCGGCGATAGCATGAGCATACGGTTAAACTCAACCGGTGCCGCCAAATCGCCGCGGCGCATACCGCCAGCAATTCCGCGGGCGTTAAGTTCGGCTAAAGTGTTCCGTGCAGTACGAGCGCCCGCGCCAGCCGTGGACGCAGCCAAACCAGCAAGGATCATTTCGGGCGAACCTGAATAGGCGCCGGGGCCAAAAGCCACGGCAGCACGCAAGAGCCCTTTCACATCCAAGCCCGGCGCAAGACGGCTGACGCCATTAAGAATAGCAGAGCCGGACTTGCCTTCAGCCACTTCACGGATTGCCGCCTGTTCGCCTTCGGTAAACCGGCGCATCCGGTTTTCATTGCGGGCAAGCGACGCGAATTGCGACCGAATAGCGTCTGCCGGATCAGCCGGCGACAGACGGGCGCGGGCGATCAAGCGCTCAATTTCGTCGCTTTTGAATTTCTTTGCCGCTTCAGAAATACCTTCGCGCAAAGCCTTACCAGCTTCAGTCGTAGCGCTTTCGGCGCCCGCCACGGCATTTTTGGTGTTAGCAATATAACCGTCCAATTCGTCGGTCATAATGCCCGCTAAACGCCGCACGTCCTTGTCGGGGCTGGTGCGGGCGTTTCCAATGCGCTGGCGCAGATCATGCAGTTCGCTAATGCTTTGCGGATTGGTACGCAGTTCTTCAATGCGCGCCAAAGGCCCACGCAGATCGGCGTAACGCGGATTGTCAGCAAAGTAGCCTTTGCTCTCCAGCTTTTTAGACAAGTCGCCCGCAAAACTATCAAACGCATCAGCACGATAAGCCGCGCCCGCATTTTCGGCACGCGTAAACGCCGCCTGCATACGCGACTTGAGTTCACCGGCGGTGGGCGTGCCTTCGCCTTTCAGCGCTGCCACACCACGCTCAGCAAGATTAGCTGCCGTGCGGCCCTTTTCGGCCAAAGCTACGCCTGTCTTGGCGCCCAAACCTGTGCCGACCAACGACCCCGCCATCAGCGCATACGGGTCAGTTACATCGCCATATTCGCGCATAGCTGTTGGAAGCGCCGCACCGCCTGCGCCCGCAGCAGCCTGAATGTTGGGCTGCTGGCCCATCGTGGTCATGACGTTACGCGCCATAGGCGATGCTATCATAGGAGCCAACGCATTAAATGCACGGGCCTGACCGCCTGCGCCCGTAGCAGCACCCACCGTATTAGCCAATATGCGCTGCTCTGGCGTCTGCGGCTCAGCGCCAATGCCTGCGCGGCCATACAGCTCTTGGATAGTTTCTGACGGCAGCTGCACGCGACGGCCACCAAGATAGCTGGCAAGCGCGTTATAGCCAGCCGTGCCAATGTCGCCAATGCCAAGACCCAGCGTAGCCAAACCAGCGCCCGCAACAGCACCAACAGGA